CTAGTTCTCACACCGCGTCGGCCCACCTTGGTTCTGGTGGGCAAGGGTGCGGTCGTCGGCGCTGCGGACGGCCACACTCTGAAAGTCGACCTTCGTGTCTTTCGCGGCCTTGAGCGCGGCCTCACAGACGGCCGTGGACGTCTTCTTGTCGCTCTTGGTGAGCGACGTCGCGACGATGACTGCGCGGCCGTCCAACGTGATCTGAGAGACCTTGTCGGCCCACGGGGCGGACTTGGCCGCAGCGGTGAAGGTGTCACGGAGAGCTGCGGGTGTGTCGGCGGCCGGAGCGGACGACACCGGAGGGGCGGAGGACACGGGGGTCGTGGTGGTCTCGGCGCCACAAGCGGCCGTCAGGAAGAGCCCGGCGAAGGCCACGGCGGACACGGTGAAACGGCGGACGGACTTCGTCGTAAAGGAGAGGTTCACGCGCTCTCTATCGCCTTTCGCTGGTCGTTAGTTACTTTGTGGTGTGCACTACAAGAATTGAGAAAAAAGAAAGGCCCCCCACCCGGAGGTGAGGGGCCTAACTGTTCGGGTTAGAACCGGCGTATAAGTCCGTCCCGGCCCGAGACGCGCTCAGAGTACCAGCACACCCCAGGGCGCGGGAGCGACCTTCGGCCCTACTTTGCGGCGGCCTTCTTGCGGGTCGGCTTCCGCGCGGGGGCCTCCTTGACGGGCCGCTGTTTCGCCTCCTCATACTCAGCCTTTACGGACTTCGGGATTGCGCCCCGCGTGCCCAGGTTGTAGCCGTTCTCGGCGGCCCAAGCTCGAATGGCGGGTCCCTCCGGGTTAGCAGGCTTCCGGACGTAGGCAGGTCGGTCCGGTTGCGTGGCGCTCAGGACCGGACGGGCGCCCTTGCGGACTTTGTTCCCGCTGACGCGTCGGGCACTCGCGATGTACTTGCTCAGGTACGTCCGCAGGTCGAATGCGTGTTCGCTGGACAGGTCGATTTCGTAATTGACTCCGTCAAGCCCGAACCAGACCTGTTCCGCGTCCGGCTCGCCGGTGACGTCGCACACCAATTCAGTAGTGATCTTCTCGGCCATGGTTGTTCCTTACCTCCAGCTCCCCATCTAACGCGCTCATCGTAACCCGTAGCGCACCAGCGTTTTGCAATACCCCGCAATTGCTTCTTTGCTATCCGGCGCATTGTGGTGCGCATTTCAACCGGCCTGAAAACAGTTGTGGTGCACACACCACAAAAGGCCCCGCGGCCGGCGAAGGGACTCTTGTGGTGCGCACTCCACCTAGCGTCGGACGGTGTCCGGGTACTTGTCCGTCGTGACCAGGTGCGTTCGTGGGAAGCCGTTCTTCGTGCGGCACTCGCGGACGCTGAACTCGGAGCCTGCGAGTAGCTCCCGGATGTGGTGTGTTGTCCCGTGCTCGCAGGGCGAGACGCGATGCAAGGTCACGGGCTCGGCCCTCACGCAGCCTCCGCTGCGGGGTCGGCCGCGACCCACTCCGCAGCTTCGAACAGGTCCACGTCTCCGACCTCGAACACGGTTGCGGTGATCTTCAGGGCAGCGGCCCGGCGGGTCAGTTCGGCGAACGTCTCCGCCGTCGCGGCAGGGTCGGCGCCTTGCCTGCGGTCGTCGGCTTCCGACGCGGTCAGGGTGAGCTTGTCGGCAGCGTCGGCCGCGTCCGTGCGGGAAAGAATGACGCTGCGGCTCGTGCCGCCGTCGACACCAACGCCGATGAGGATGCCGGGGTCATCGGTGGTGCGGCCCAGGAAGACGCCGGAGACTTCGCCCGCCTTGCCCTGTTCGGCGAGAAGCGCGCGGATCTTGTCGGCAACCGCGCGGGCGTCGTCGCCGGTGATCTCCAGTTCGGCCGCGTCGGAAAGCCCGTCCGTGGGTTCGGCCTCGTTGACGGTGATCAGGACAGACGAGCCAAGGGCGGCAAATCCGATGAAGTCCTCCTCATCGGTGACACAACGGAATACGTGCATTCGTGGTTCCTTAAAAGAAGTCGTGGCCTGGAATCAGGCGACGCAGCGCACGCTTTCGGGCGCGCGGGGCTGAACGATTTCGGGGGCCTGTTCGTCGTTGTCGGCGCCGTGCTCGCGCGTGACGCCGATGTCGTCGGCGGCCTGCGTCAGTTTGGCGAGCGCCGATGCCCGCAGCCGCTTCACATGGCGGGTGGACATGCCGAGTAGTTCGGCGGTTTCCTCCGTCGTGGCGGCCAGGCCGTGAAACCCGAAAATCGCTTCGATGACGTCATGTTCGCGCAACGTCAATTCGGCGCGCTCAATGGTGCGTTGAACGTCGTCTCGGTCCTCTACGCGGGCGAGTGCTTCGGCTGCGGCAGGGTCGGCGGTGGTCTCCGCGAAGGAGAGTCCGCCGGAGCTGCTCGCGTCGTTCCACTGCACGGGCGCACCGAATGCGCTTCCGTGCACCGCCCAGAAATGGGCGAGGCTCCATCCGAAGTGATTGCGGGCGTACTGAACCGCCTTCAACGTGTTGTACGACGCGTCCGCGTTCGCGGTGGCGTTGAGGGCTTCCCGCAGACGTCGCCGTTCCCGTCCAGGAATCGGCGGACGGCCGGGGCGCTGCGAGTCGACCAGGTCCACCAGGTGCCGACGGAGGGACCGCCCGATGTACGGGCCGATAGCTCCGCCGAATCGATCCCCGACCAGTCCGGCGCGCACGTCTTCAATCAGTCGAAGCGCTCCTTCCTGGTGGAGGTCTTCCCGGCTCAGTGCAGCGTCTCCCGCCACGCGTGCGGCCGTCCGTTCCAGGTCCGTCGCCACCCGTACGTACAGCGGCAGCTCCGCCGTGCGGTCGCCCTGCGCGATGTCCGCGACGAGATCCGGTGTGCCCCTGGTGTCTTCGTGTGCTTCTTCCGCGAGCCCGCTTGTGGCGAGTCGCGCGATGTGCCCCGGCAGAGCTGCGCCCTGCGCTTGAACCGCTTTGCCTGCGTCCAAGCCGTCACGCAGAGTGTTGACTAGCGCTCTCTGCCGGGTTGTGCCTTGAGCCAATCCCCTCGTCCTCCCCCTACCTCGCGTCGTGTCCCCCGACCGAGCTTTCGCCAGGCCAAGCTAGCGCCATTGAGCAGGACACGCCCTCGTAAAAAAAGTTCGGCAAAACATGTAACGCGCAGGTCAGGCCATGTGGCTACTGCTCAGTTCAGCAAGGTTGAAACTTGAATTACCTGCTCTGCCTGCCACCTGTCTCGAACGCGTGTTCGAGAGCAAAAGGGACGTACTGCCGTGGTTTACGAAACTGGTGTCAATACGGCACCGAACAATGGACAGGGACGTGACGAGCATCACTTTTGAACACTCTCCGACGCTAGGCCGTTCGAGTGAATTTGATCATGAAGCCGTCTGCGCGCGTTCCAATGAACGGGCAGCGTCTCGCGTCCGCCGGGTTGCTGCTTCGGTGTGCAAGACGGCTTGCACGGCGTGACGGCGAGTAGCGTCCAGCGCCCAGTACAGGCCCGTGCTCTCGCGCGCCAGGACTACGTCTTCCACGGGGCGGCTCACCCCGTCGACCGGTCGAGCGGGCAGGCCCTGCGGAGACATCGCGGTCGCGGAGTCGGCAACTCCGGCCACGGCCTCGAACGCGTCGGCGGCCGTCCGTAGCCTCCGCGCGATTGAGACGAAACTGTCGGTTCTCAAGCTCAATTCCTCATTTCCTCTCTTCGTCGGCAATCGCAAGCAGTTCATCCGCGCGGGCCAGATACGCCAGGGCTGCATGCAAGATCTGCGGAGACTCGCGGAAATGACCAAGCCCCGCGTTGCATGAGTGGCACAGCAGGGCGCGCACGGTCCCGGATTGGTGGTCGTGGTCGACCATGAGGCCGAGTGGTAAGCGGTCTTCGTGTCGGCCGCACAGGGCGCACCGGTAGCGCTGCGCGGCCCGCAGCTCGTCCACGTCGGCGGCCGTGATCCCGTACCGGGCGACGTACCGGCGGTTGCGTGCCGCGTCGCGGGTGGCCTGGTGACGGATGGCGGCGGCCCGGCGGGTGCACGTCGCGCAGACTCCCCGGCGGCCGTCCCGGCTCGACGCGCGGCGGTAGTACTCGGACAGGACCTTGGGCGTCCCGCAGCGGGCGCACACCTTTATGTCCGTCATGCGGCCGTCCAGGTGCGCCACAGGCCCCGGACGGCGGTCCGCTGGTCGTCGGTCAGGTCGGTGAGCCTGCCGGGCAGCCACTCGCCCAGCGTCCGCCCGCCCTTGGACAGGTTGCACGGCGAGCAGGCCGGAGCGAGGTTCCACGGCGCGTCATCCCCGGCCAGCACGAGCGGCCACACGTGGTCTAGGTGCTCCGCCTTCCCGCCGCAGTAGGCGCACCGGTCGCGGTAGAGCCTGCGCAGCCACGGCACGTCATAGGCGAGGGCGTACACGGCCCGCTGATCGGCTCGCAAGGCATGGCCGCGTGCTCTCTGCCGATCTCGGTAGGACGGGAAGACCCGATACGCCTGGTCGGCGAACAGCCGGAAGTACCGGACTGACTGTGCGGCGAGCGCGTCCAGGCAGGCCCGGACGTCGTCGGCGACTTGTGGTGTGCACGCCAATCCGGCCCCGCGGCCGGCGAGCGGTGCTCTCGTGGTGCACACACCAAGGTCGGGCCGCTCCGTGTCGGCCCGCAGCGCGACGTGATGAGCCTCCGCCCGGCGGGCGGCCTGGTCCGTGTCGCCGTACTGCGCGAGCAGTCGCGCCGTCTCCTGTCGGCGCCGGGCCTTGAAGTGCTCACCCGCGCACGAGCGGCACAAGAACAGCTTGCGCGGCCACATCGGGTAGACCCGGACCCTCTCGGTTGCTCCGCAGCGACACCGCGCCATGGTTCCCCCTCTTCGCTCAGGCGGCGGCCCCGTAGAGCGATCCCCAGGTGCGTCCGCCGATGTCCAGATCTGTCGTGAGCGGCACGCCGAAGAAATCGGGCACCGCCATTGCCGCTTGAATTTCGAGACCGACCTCTTTCGCGTCGTCGGCCGGGGCGACGAAGACCACTTCGTCATGCACCGGAAGCCGCAGGAAGTCGGTTAGGCCGCGCTCGTCGAGCCGCAACAGCGCTTCGGCCAACACGTCGCGCGAGGTGCTCTGAACCATGTAGTTCGTGGCCGCGTAGAGCCGTCGTCGGTCGAGCGGGAGACGGCGCCCGGACGGGGTGATGACCTCCTTGGCGCCCCACTCGGCCCGGTTCTGAAGCCGCTTCGAGTACCGGCGGACCCCGGCATAGGCGCGGTCATAGGCGCGGATGGCGGCCTTGACCTGGTCCAGCGGCGCCCCGGTCTGACGGGCGAGCGTGTCCGGGCCTCCGCCGTAGACCTTCCCGAACCCAATGCCCTTGCAGACCTTGCGGTGGTAGTCGGTGAAGCCCGGCCCGTAGATCAGCTCCGCCGTGAATCCGTGCAAGTCCTTACCTGCGTGGATTGCCGTCGTCATCTGGACGTCCCCAGACAGCGCGGCGAGTACCCGCAGCTCGACCGCTTGGTAATCGACCGCGCCCACGACACAGCCGGGTTCGGCTTGCATGGCGCGGCGGATCATCCAGTCGCCGGACGGGAGTTGCTGAAGCGGCGGACGTGAGATCGACATCCGCGCCGTGCGAGCCTGAAGACTCGCGATGTCCGGGTGAATCCGGTTCTGCGCGTCCCTGCGAGACAGCATGGCGTCCGCGTAGGACGTCGCCCACTTCGACGCGCGTTTCGCCCGCAGCACAGCGTCCGCAAGCGGATTCGCCTCACGTGCGCCGATGCGCTGCCACTTGCGGTCAAGATCCGCAATCGGCAACAGCACTTCCTTGTCGACCTTCAGCGCACCGGATTCCGTTGTCTCCGTGAGGGTTTCACCCATGCCTTCAAGCGCTGCGGAGATCTGCGCCGGAGCGTTGACCGACGACACCCCAAACCTGCGGGCAACCGCGCTCCACTCGTCCGCTTCGGCGAGCAGCCGCGCGGCAAGGGTTTCGGTGTACTCGACGTCCAGCAGGAAGCCCTTTGCTTCCATTCGCGCGCACACCAGCGCTACCGCGTGCTCAAACTCCGAGAGCCGCTCATACCCGGCGGCCTGCGCGAGCGGACCCAGCACGCGGAAAAGCCGGGCCGTCAGGATGACGTCCAGCCCCGCGTACAGGGTGTACAAGGGATTGCGGATGTCGATTGCGGCCCAACCGGTCTCCTTGGTGTGCCCGATCTTCCGGAACTCGCCGTACAGTCCGGCTTGCGTGTCCGGCGCGTCCGGGTCGACGTGCCGTGCGGACAACGGTTTGAGCCCTTGGCCGATGCCGCCGGGGTCCTGCGGTCCGCGCGGGTCGAGCAGGTGCGCGAGAATCCGCGTGTCTGTGATCCTGCGCCAGAGCCCCGCCAAGTCCACGCCGAGATGAGCCCACACGGTGAGCGCATCGAATTTCGCGTTGTGCGCCAACAGGAAGGGCAACGTTTCGAGCGCTTCACGGACAGCGGCTTGTGGTGCACACACCAGGCCGGCGAGAGGGTCGACCGGAAGGACCCACGCTTCGCGTTCGGTGCCGAACTGGACCAGGCGGACCCGGAAGCCGGGTGCGAAGATGTCGAGCCCTGTCGTCTCCGTGTCGAACGCGACCGGACGGTTTTCGTTGCTGCGACACCAATCCAGGAACGCGCGGACATCCTCTGACGTCTCGACGTTGCGGACGATGACCTGTTCCCCGGCGATCCGGTAGCGCTGTACGCGCATAGCCCCCCTTGCTGAAAGCGCGCAGGACTGACCAGGCCACAAGGAAACGCTGCGGCCCGGCCTGTCTGCTTAGTGGTTGCGGGCTATGCCGCGTGAATCTCGTCCGGCCGCGCGACTCGCACTCCGAGCAGCTTCTTGCCCGCGTTCGCGCGAGCGCTCTTCACCTTGCGGGATTCCAAGTTGCGGGAGAACTCCCTTGGTCCCCAACGAAGGACTTGCATCACCTGCTCTTCGTCCCGCCAGTTCTGGAACATGTCCCACGCCTGTTTTTGCAGGATGCTTCCCTGAGGGTCGCGCACGAGCAGGCCCGGCAAGAAGCCGTCCAACAGGTCGGACTCTTGCCGATAGTCGGCGACGGCCGCGCGGACTGACACGGGCTCGCGTAGGCCCCCGGCGTACCACTCGGCCGCCCCGCGCACGACCCACGCGAGGATGCCCGGCGCTTCGGCGAGCAGGGCACGCGGAAGCATCGGGTCCTTCTCGTCGTCACTGAACGCACGCGTGAAGGGGATTAGCCTTGTCCTGCGCCAGAAACCGTCATCCTGACCGCGCACGTCGGGCCGGTAGTTCGTGGCCATGAGCATTAGCGCGGTGGGCTGGAAAGTGAAGACGCCCTTGTACAGCTCGCGTGCCGTGACGGGGTCGCCTGCGGTCAACTGTTTCAAGAGAGCTTCGTTCAGCCGCAACCCATCCGACAGTTCGGACAGCACCGCGAGCCGGACACCGCGCAGCGCGGCAAGAGCCGGGTTCGCGGCGCCCGGATCGTAGCTTCGCTGATAGGCGATGGCCGCCTGTGACACGTGTCCCGTGATCCCGCGCAGCACGTCCGCCAGGGTGTTGACGAACACGCTCTTTCCATTCGAGCCTTGCCCGTAGAGCAGCGCGAAGGCGTGCTCTCGCATCTCGCCGGTGATGCCGTACCCGATGAGCCGACGCATGTACGCGGGTAGCTCCGGGTCGTCCGGGAAGATCTCCGCGAGGAACTGTGTCCATCGTGGACACTCCGCGTCCGGGTCGAAGTCGGCACGGATGTACTTCGTGAGCCGGTCGTCCCGTGAGTGAGGGCGAAGCTTCCCGCTGCGCAGGTCTACCGTGCCGTTGGCGAACGTGAGCAAGTGCGGGTGTGCGTCGAAGTCCTCCACTTCGTGCCCGGTGATCGTGCGCAGGTGCTCCAGCGCGGCCCGGATTCCGGAATCCATGTGCATCCGGCGTGTCGTCTTCAGCGCGGACTTGTACATGTTGGACTCGTCGCCGAACCGTTCGCGGATCTCGGCAAGCTCCGCCAACATCGCGTCGGCCACCCGGTGCCCGATGGCTCGTTCCCGCGTGGCGCTCATGACCGACCACACGGAGCCCGTCCACGTCAGGAACCCGACTCCGTCCACATAGGCCGTGTCCTTGCCGACGATGTCCAGCGCCCGGCGGGCGTTCGCGATATCCGTTCCCTCCATCGGCACCCGCTCCCTTCGCGGCTTGGTCGGTGTCGGCGGTGTCGCTTGCGGGTCCGTCCAGGCGGGCGCGTCAGACACGGCCGTGTGCAGCGCTGCGGCGAACTCGCCCGGTGCGGTCGCACGCCACGCGGCGAGATCCTTGATCCCTTCCGGTATCGCGAGGACGCACACCTGAACGTCGAGCGTGGCTAGTTGCGCGCCAAGCGCGTCGTTGAACTCGCGGCCTGATCGGTCGTTGTCTCCGGCGAGTACGAACAAGGCCCCGTCCGGTGCCCCGTCGACCAGCTCCCGCGCCGTGCGCTCCGAACGCGCGACCCCGGAGCCCCGGACGGCCACGGCGGTGTACCCGGCGGACACGGCCGTGAGCGCGTCGCCTGGTCCCTCGGTCACTAGGACCGTGTCGAAGGAACCGGAGGTGCGGAAGACCCCGGTAGCGCTCCAGCGCATCCCCTCCGCCGGGCTCGCGAGGTTCACCCAGCGGGCCGGACACTTCCCCGCAATGTCGCGACCTTGAAGCCCGCGCGGGGTGCCGTGCCAATCGAGCATGGGCACGACCAAACGCGGGTGAGCGGTGTACGCCTGTGTGCGGAAGTCCTTGCCCCGTGTCGTCACGGTCCCGTCGTCGTGGCCAAGCTGAAGCTCTCGCCCCATGTCCTCGGTCACCCCGAACCGCTCCAGCGCGTACACGGCGCTTTCAGAGCCGGGAAGGCGGGCCGCTGCGGCGGTCACGTATTGCATGAGCGCGGCGACGGCGCCGGGGTCCAGCTCCACGGGCGGAGTGTCGGAAAGCGTCGGCTCACCGCTCACCCCGAACAGATCGGCCACCCGCAGCCCGGCGGAGGACAGGACGGCATCTGTCGAGCATCCGGCGCGGCAGTGGATCAGCGCCCGGCCGTCAGGCTTGAGCGAGACGAACAGGCTCGGTCGTCCGTCTCCGTGCGCGGGACAGCTCACCAGGACCCCGCCCCGGTCTTCGAGCACGGCCCCGCCACCCAACCGCTGTAGCAGCGCGTCAACGTGCAACGTCTTCCCCCTCATGGTCAGTTGATGTGTGCACCACAAGCCGCCCTCGCCGGCCGCGGTGCCATTCGTGGTGTGCTCACCACAAGAACGTAAGGCCGTTTTCAGCCGGGCTGTCTACAATTTGTAGACGCGAAAAAGGCCCCCGAAGCCGTCCAGGTGGACAGCTCCGGGGGCGGTAGCGCGAGCGCCTACGCGGCGCCCTTGATGGTGATCTCCGGGCGGTGGTACTCGACGTGGCGGCCCGCCTTCGTGTCGTACTCGACGAAGGTCAGTTTCAGGTCAGCCTTGACCGGGCCGTCCGCCGCGCTCAAGGCACGTTCCAGCTCCGGCAGGTCGTTCACGAGCGACCACGAGCCGGACGAGAACAGGAACAGCCCGATCTCCGGGTCGTCGGTCAGGCGGAACCGCAGCGAGATGTCCGGCTTCGGTCCCCGGCCGCTCTTGGCCTGTTCCTTGCGCTTGGTCAGCTCGCGCGGGCAACCGCAGGCTTCGCCGATCTCGTCGTCGGCCGGGTGGCCTTCGATGAAGAACGCGCCGTCACAGATGTGGATCGGCCCGGCCTGCCCGTACAGGGCCATGCGGGTACGCAGCGCGGAAGCGCCCTCGATCGCGACGGACACGCTCTTGGTCTCGGTGAGGACCTGGACGTTGTCGGACTTCTCGGTGTCCCACTCCTCCGGAGTACCGCCGTACAGCTCCGCCATGCGGTCGGCGACGTCCGGGTCATCGGTCGTCACACGCCACTCTGACAGTGCCTGCGGGCGGCGACCGATCAGGATGCCGGAACGGAAACGCCCAACGATGTCGTCGGCGAAGGTGTTCCGCGTCTTCGGCTTGGCGTCCGGATCGGTCTCGAAAATACGCAGCGACAAAAGGAATCCTCGCTGTCGTGTGCGGACCCCGCTGGTCCGCAGTGGTGCAGAAAACTCAGAAACGGAAAGGATTCACGTACTGCGGCGCCCGAAGCTCGCGGTACAGGCGATCCATGTAGGCCGCGTTCCGGCGAGCCGCGAGCCTGTTCGCCTCCGCCTTGCGCGCCGCTTCCGCCTTCTCGCGCTCGACCCGCTCACGGGCGGCGATATCAGCGGCCTTGATCAGGGTTTCGCCGATCTCGCGGGCCTGCGCTTCGGTGAGCGGAAGCCCCTTCGCCTCCCCGCCTTCGGCCGTGATCTTGATGGTTGCGGCGTTCTCGTCACTCGCCACCACCCGATTGACCCGCAGCGTCCGGCGGTGCGCCGTGACCACGGCCGGGAACGGCGAGATCTGTTCGACCTTCGCGCCGGTCGGCAGGGCCTTCGGGTCGGGCTTGTCGGTGGTCTCGTACGTGACCTTGTGCGTTGCCATGAAACGGTTTCCCCTCTTGATTACTTGCTGGACGAGCGACGCTCAGAGCCCGTCGAAGCCACGGACTCGTGAAGCGGTTTGCCGATGACGGTTGACGATTCGGTGGTGACCCAGTCGAAAACCTTGCGCAGGGTCAGGAAGTAGCCGAACACCCCGGCGTCGACACGGGCCGGAACGAGCTTCCAGCCCTCCGGCCGCAGGTGCAGCACCGCGCCCGCGTGGATCTCCGGGACGGGCACCTGTTCGCCGTCCTGCGTCACGATGTGGTCGGCGTAGCTGTAGGCGGAGAGCTGTAGCGCCACCTCTTCGTGCACTCCGGACCGTGTCGACTTCGCGTCGAGCATCACCGTTTCGCCGTCGATGTCACAGATGGCGTCGAAGCTTCCGGCGTACTTGTGGGTGTTCGACCACACCGTGTCTTCGATGTGCCGGTATGTCGGCTGGTACTTGTCGTGGAACTCGCCGATCCAGCGCACGTACGGCTCAAGGTCCGGATGCTGCCTCCCGATCCGGTCACCCCGCGCCGCTTTTTCGTACAGCGCATGGACTTCGGTCCCGATGTCGGCCGCTTCGTTCGTCGTGCGGCGGTGCGCCCGCTTGAGGTAATCGACCGCGCCCGTGGGGTCGTTCATGGCCAGACCGACCACCGGGCCAATGTTCGACACGGCCGACGCCGCCGTGACCTTCGCCGCCCAATAGGTCAGGAAAGGCTTGGGCAGCATGGAAAGTACGGACGTGACCCCAGGCAGCTTCTCGCGGGTCTCAGGATGCACGTAGAAGCGGCTTCCGCCGCGCTTGATGGTTTTTACTGCGCTCACTCAATTTCCCCTCTATCGCGCTCTCAACCCGTTCAGTGGCGGTGGAGCGGCGCGAGGGGACACGATCCGACGAGAAAGTTTCAGAACATGAAAAAGCCCCCTCCCGACAAGGGAAAGGGGCTCAATCTTCGAGCTGCGGCTACGGGCTTTCGGGCGCCAATCGGGCGCGCAGGTGGTTGCACGCGGCGGCCGTGTCGGCGAGGACGGTGCGGACCTTCTCGGCGGTCTCCGTGTCCAAGGTGGACGCTTCCGGCGAGTCGACCAGCGCGGCGGCGAGCGCGTGAAGCTCCGCCACCTGATCGGGCAGGCTTGCCGGGGCGTTGGTGACCTGGTCGGCATCCGGGCCGGACGCGCCCTTGCGGCGCGGGGCGTTGCGGTCCTGCGGGTTCAAGTCGTAGTCGGCGAGTTGCTCCGTGCTCAGCTTCCGCCGCAGCACGATTCCGACCTGATGGCGAACCGACCCTTGCACGCGCTTCGAGTCCTCACGGGACAGCCCCGACGCTTCGTAAAGCGCGGTCACGGCGGACCGGTATGCCTGCGACTTCCCCGCGTAGTCCGGCCTGCCCTTGTCGTCCTGGAACGTCTCCCGCAGCTCGACCAGGACACGGCCTAGGTCTTGCTTGGCGTCGAGCGAGTCGCGCAGTACGGCGGTCTTAGCGAGGTCCGCCCCGGTGCGGACAAGCGCGGCCTGCCTGGTCGTGAGGTCCGGTTGTGCTCCCATGTCTCCCACCCTTTCACGGGGCGAGCCCTCCGCGTGGACTCGCCCCGTGACCATGGTAACGCAGCTCTTGCGTGCTTAGTCTTCGTCCTCGTCGCGCGGCTGGAATGGCGCCATGCAGTCGCCGCAGAGGATCGGGGCACGCTCCAAGCGGCCGGGGGTGATGGGGAACGGGTCGGCCGTTGCGCAGATGCACGTGACGTAGATCCGCTTTCCGCCCCGCGTCCCGCCGCGCGAGCCCTTGCCGCGCTTCTGCGTGCCGCTTCCGCCGTCGCCACCTTCCCCGCCGTCTCCGCCGTCGCCACCAGCGGCGCCGGGGTCGCCGTTCTCGAATCTCCGGCCCTCCGCCAGGTACGCGAGGCGGGCCGCTTCGAGCTTCTCGATGACCTTTTCGTACCGCGCGGCGGTCGCGTCGATGATCTCGACCTGTGAGAAGCCGATGGACTTGTGCGGCGCCTTGCCCTCCGGCCAGATAAGACCCAGCTCGTTCGCCGCCTTCACGAACGTTTTGTTGTGGCGGCCGTTGATGTTGGTTCCATGCTCCCCACGAGCATGGTTGAGCCCGTGCGCGGCTTCGTGAAGAAGGGTCTGCATAATCCGGCGGCCGGGAAGCCCGAGCAGCTCGCCGGACACGAACAGCTCCGGCTTGCCGGTAAGGATCTGCTGAACGATGTTGACCGGGGCGCCCTCCTTGCCCTCTTCGTCCTGCGTCCAGCGTCCCGGCCAGAAGTGCGCCCACTTCGGGCTCTTGCCGTGGAAGCCCGCCCCGGTCACGGCGACGACATCCGGGACATCCTTGTGCTTGCGCTGGATTGCACGCCACGCCATCTCGATGGCCTTGATGATCTCGCTACCGGTCTTCGTCATGTCCGCTTCCCTCCGTCGTGGCCTGCTGAAACAAACCTAAGCTGCGTTACCATGGTAACGCAGCTATTTGTGGTGCACACCACATCGGCACAGCTGTGCCCGGCTTGGCGTGCACACCACAAGGAAGGCCCCGCGGCCGGCTCGAGTGCGCTTGATGTGCACACCACAAGCCGGACGCGGGCAGGCCACGGGCTCAGTCGGCCGGGGAGGTCTCCGGCTCCGGCGCGACGTCTTCGAACTCGTATTCGTGGGCGCGTAGGCCGCGCTGGTCGGCCGGGACGGTGGTCACCCGGCGGTGGATCTCCACGCCCGCGATGAGCGAGACCGCAGCGGCGGCCACGTCGAGCAGGGCGCCGTCCGGCAGGCCGGGCACCAGGTGCACGAGCAGGCCCACCAGGGCGCCCACGAGCGTGAGCACCAGGGCCGGGAACTTGCGGATGTAGGCGATCAAAGTACGTACTCCTTCACGAGCTGGTGGACGCGGTCGGCGAGCGCGTCCGGGGTGGAATCGTTGGTGACGGTCACGTCCGCGCGGATGGCGTCGGACTCGCTTTCGGACACGTGCGGGTCGGCAACGGTCAGGCCGGGCCGATGCACGCGGAGGATCACGAAGCCCCGTGCCCGCAGCTCCGCCGCTTCGTTGATGAACCGGCAGTCAGGGACGACTACGGGACTGTGGACCAGGCGGACGCGGTCGGTGAGAGCCTTGACCCAGACATCCGGCCCGAGGGTCTCCCGTGCGCTCACACCGAGCCGCTGAAGGACACGCCGGGCCTCCGGGTAGTCGTCCTTCGCGCGCTCCCAGCCCAACCGGTCGACCACGTCTGCGAGCCGCTCGCCCTCCCGCAGGATCGGGCTCGTCTCGTATGCCATGGTCTTCAGCGGGTCGGCGAAGCCCATCCGCGTGTACCCGTGGTGACGGGTCAGCACTCCGGCGGCCGTGTCCTTCCCGGACCTCATCCGGCCGACGATGCCGACAGACCGACGTGTCATCTCTTCCCCTCCCTGTAGATGCCTCTCGCTTCGTCTTCAGTGGCGGTAGGAGGGCAAAGGGGGACATAGGCAGATGGGATATTCGGTTGTTAGCCACTGCCACTACTAACCCAAACGGAGCAGCGCTCTCAAACGCGCAACATGGAATACCCAAGTCACTCCGTAGGCCAACGCTTGGGGAACCCGCGACATGTAGTCTCTGGGAGTCGGTCCGACACCTCCCTCTCTAAGGGGGAGTAGCTGGCGCGGCTGTAGGGCCGACAGCAGTACGTGAGTTTGAAACTCGCGTGCGGCTTACCGACGCCCAGAAAATGGTAGAGAAATGAACTATCTGCTAGGTCTCATGATCGTTTCAAGTACCGCGCTCATGACCTTGCGAATATCAGCCAAGTATAAGCGCAGCGTCGAGTTTACGTTCCTCGGCATCAAGCTCAAATCTGCCGCTGACAGGCCGCAGGAAGATGAGAAGGGCAACCTGGCGCCGTGAACATTCGTGGGCCTGCGCCTTAGCTAAGCGTGGCTAGGGCGCAGGCCCACGAACTTGCTTATAGCTTCAGGGCCGCGAGCGTGCGCGGACCCGCGATGCCGTCCGCGACGAGCCCGGCCCGGCGCTGGAACTCGCGCACGACGCTTTCCGTCCCGGCGCCGTAGACACCGTCCGCCGTGAGATGCGAGTACGCCGGGAACCACGCGTTGAGTCGCCGCTGAAGCGCGGTGACCGCCGGACCCTGCGAACCGCGCTTGAGCGTGCTCCCCGGCGGCGCAGGTGCAGGAGTGCCCCCGCCAGTGCCAGGAACAGCGCCACCAAGACCGGAAGTGATTCGTCCCCATGTGGCGGGGCCGACAATCCCGTCAGCGGTGAGGCCCTGTCGGGACTGGTAGCGCTTGACGGCCGATTCCGTGTCAGCTCCGAAAATGCCGTCCGCCTTGAGACCGAGGAATCGTTGGACAAGCGCGACGTCGGCCCCGGAGGAACCGCGCTTGAGGGTGGCGCGCCCACCGGAGCCGGAGTCAGGAGGGGACGTGTTGCCGCCCCCGTTCAGCCGGGCCGCGACCACGGCCACGCGGGAATGCGGAGCGTTGATCTCGAAGTGCATTTCGTCGGCCCTGCCGGAGTAGTCGCCGCCCCAGCGCACAACGTTGTCCACTTCGGACAGAATGCGGTGGATCTCCGCGACCTGCGGGCCGGTGAACGTGCCACGCTTGCCAAGCGGGTGCCGCGTCGCGTTTGCGTCGGCGGCCGTGGCCGACGCGTGGTTGCTGGTCGCGGTGCCGCCCCTGATCGGACGATTCGCGTAACCCCAATCGTCGGCGCCCTGGTCGAGATCCTCAACGCGCTTGTCGAACTGGGACAGCACATACATGAGCACGTCGCCCGCCGGGCCATCGGCCACGACGATACGGACGTTCGTGCCGGGTACCGTGCGAGACGAGCGCGGTGGGTTCACGGGCCAGCCGTTCTGAGAAACAGCCATAGGGAACTCCTTGCAGCAAAAGGAAAAGGGAGAAGGCTTGTGGTGTGCACGCCAAAGGGAAGGCCCCGCGGCCGGCGAAGGGCCGCTTGTGGTGCACACGCCAAGGTCAGTAGCCGAAGCCGCGCGGCTCCAGCGGCCAGGCTCCGTAGGTATCCGGGAACGGCGATGGCTCGCCGGGAGACGGCTTCGGAAGGTCGGGCGTCTCAAGGACAGGCAGCGGTGGAGGCGGTACGCGCTCTGGCAGCTCGACCGGTTGGGGCGCGGACGGAGTCGGCTCGTCTGGCGGTTCGCTGGCGAGCATCTGTCGTTGCTTGGCGAAAGAAGCACTCGGTGTTCCTCGAAGCAACGTCCCTTCGGTTGTCGCCGTCGGGTAAGACGACAAGGGCGCCAAGAACATGTACTCCGGCTCGAAAACGGGAACCGCGTAGGTGTTCTCACGTGGAGTCACCCAGCTTTGGAGGACGTTCGCTTGCGTCACCGAAAATCCGTTGGCCGTTGCGTCGGATTGAAGGCTGCTTGGTCGGGCAAACCACACGTGGTTGGCGGTGGCTTCGGCGAAGTATCGGACCACGCACTTCCGGAGCACCGAAATCGCTTCGGTGTCCTGCCATTCGTCCACGGGCATCCCGTGCAGCCATGCCAGTTCGAACACCTGCACGTTGTAATCATCCGGGTTGGTACGGCCACGCATGGTGAATATGCGCGTAGAGGTCGTCAGTCCGCCTAGCGTCGCCTCAAAGTTGAACCTGAGAGCGGACGTGCCGAACGCCTGGATCATGAAGCGGGAAACCAGAACCGGGTACTTGGGATTGACCATCCCGCTTGCGTAGACGGCTTGGCGGCCGTCCCGCGCAAACATCGCGCGAGCTACCGCCCCGTCGTTCGTCGTCAGACGGTCGCGGTAGGTGACCTTCCGCTCTCCACGCTCAAGGGCACTGATTCTGTCCGCCAGGCCCCGAAATTCAGCCTGTAGCGATGGGGGAAGCGTCGGGTTAGCCAGTGGGTTCACCTCCGAAGACCTCGCGGGACGCAGCGGTCAGCGTGATCTGTTCGGTGCCGGATTCGTCCACGGACACCGAAAGCTCTGTGATCCGCCACATCCCGTCAATGGGGACCAGGCCGTACCCGCCGCGAATGGTCATCGCGTCGCCAAGGTCGAAATCATCGAGTCCGGGCGAGCTGTCCGGATACAGCGCGATCGACGGGAGCACGACCGGAAAGGCGCCGATGCGGGCGCGCTCTTCCGCCTTCGCTTTCAGTGTTGAGTACTCCTTGATGTCCGAGAAGGACTCAACAGCTTCCAGTCGAGGGAAGATCTTCGACGGACTACCAGCCGATGCCCACACCTGATCGGCGCCGTCGCCGGAACCCAGCGCAAAGGCGTGCGTCACCACGGACTTCCCGCCGACACTTGCGGCGACGATGTCACAGTTCCGGCCCTGCTCCAGGGTGACAGCACGCGCACGGCCTACGGTCGGGAAGTGAATGCGGAACGCCGTGCGTAGATCGGCATCGCTCCACTCGGTGTCGAAGCTGAAATCGAATCCGTTAATCACTGCGGCGAGCTGTTCGACGGCTTCGCCGATGCTCTTGTGTTCGGCCTCCTTGTACGTGCGGTCACGCTTGACGCCGGTCTTTTCCAGGCCGTACGTGATCATTCCCAGCCGGGAACCGTCGCCGTATTGCCCGGCGTGCTGAAGCAGGGAACGCGCGATGTCGGCTTGGTCGACTTGAGTAAAGGCAGTCGTCGCGTGGTAGTGCCGAAGTCGGTAGTAGCTCAGCCATCCTTCGCATTGCAGTTCCATCGTTCCCGCTGCGAAGTCGGCTTGCGCGTCCCACATGAGGCCCGACCAGACGAAACGGCCGTTCCGTTCGATGTAGACGGCGGTCGCGCCTCCGGTCACGATTGTCTGTCGGTTGACTCGTACGATTCCCGGATTCAGGGCAATGGTGATGGACGCCGAACCGGGCGCATTCAAAGTGTTGACGTAGGAGAACTTCTCCGCAGGCAATTCACCGTGAATGATTCCGGAGAGCACGTCTTGAAAGAGCACGCGATATGAGGCGGTTTTTGTCACGGGCCGCGCCACACGGCAGAGAATCCGCTGACGTGATCATTGGGCGCTTCTCTGGTGATTGCAGCAGCTACGGCCGAATACGAATAGCACCCGAAGGTGGTTCCTGCGGCGAGCTTCTTCGTGGCGGAGCAGTTCACATTCAGCGCGTAGTCCGCCGTGCTGTCCTTGGCCCACAGTCGATCAGGGGCCGCGCCGATCATGGCGTATTTGTCGAATGTGCCGAAGGTGTAGCGGAGGTTCAGCGCCAGTTGCCACCATCCCGCGCGCTGGATCGTGAAGATCCCCGACGAGTCAACAGAGATACCCTGCGGGGAGGTGATCACGTCGGGGAACGCAATGAGCTTCGCCGTCGCGACCGACGACTGATCACCTGCAATCCGCCATTCGCCGCCGGGTGTCGACCCGCTCATGTCGGCTACAGACAGCCATTCCGTGCCGCTCCAGCGGTACAGCGCACGGTCCGTGCTCCGGATGATGAGTTGATTGATGTACGGCGCGGAGATCTCGGACGGGTTCGCCACGGCTTGGATTCCGGGTCCGAGACGTTGCCACGTCGCACCGTTGTAAACCCATGCTTCGCGGGTCGAGCTGTCCGTCCAGACCTGTCCAGGACGGTTGAACGCCGGACGTTCGACGCCATACAGCGAAGGTCCGGAAATGTATTGCTGCCCGGAGGAATAGCGCCGGTCAGTCCCGGACGGCTGCGTGCCTTTCGACTGCGCCGGAACAAGAAAGTCTTGCACCACATAGGCCGCTGGTGTCGACGGAGGCTGCGGCGACGCGGCTGGGTCACCCTTGCGGATCTCCAGGAACCAGCGCCCCCGCTCTGCGGCCGTGGCGGGAGGGACGACGTAGGCCACAAGGCGATCGATACGATCGCGGGTCGCGTCGGCCGGGTCGAGCGTGAGGACCGTGGACGCGGTCGCTTCCACGAAGTACACGCCCGTTTCCGTTGCCGGGGTGGGGACCGCGACCCTGCCGGGGGACACGGTCACGGTCGAGCCGTCCAGCGACACCGCGAAGTCCGAGACGCCGAACATTCCGACCTGACTGCCGACAAGGCGACTGAAGATGCGGCGGACGAGTCCGGCGGCGTACTCCGTGTTGTCCGCGAAGATCGGCGGTGAATCCATTTCTTTGCTCAGAACCATAGAGCGAAACCAACTCCGATTCAGTTACACCCAGGCGCTAGCCCATTCGCACGTCAAGGACGCCCCGTCACCGGCGGGGCCGGGGTCGAGCCGGAATCCTTGGAAAGCGAATTCGGTTATGCCGGGCGGACAGGTCAACCAGGTGTTACCGGTGCCAGCGGTGGCGAACCGTGGCGCGGTGCCGTTCAAAAGGACTTCATGCGTGTACGTGTCGACGTCGAGCCATTCACCGCGCAGCAAGGTGTATTTGAATGTCAATGCTTCCGCGGTTGCAATGTTCACAATTTGCGGATCGGTTACCGGGCCTCGCACAATGAAACGCGGATACGTGGCGAAGGTGCCATCGTTCGCGACACGGATTACTCCACGTTCCGAAGGGACGCCGAATTTGATGGGGAACCTGAACGGTGTACGTATCCCTCCGCCCAAGGAATCCGGAACCGGAAGACCGGTGGTGCGACTCCGGATTGCCGGGTCGACAATGAGAGGGCTACCGCAATACATTTCGATGGTGACCATGGCGAGCCCGTTGCTGTATTCCACGTTTACCGGGATCGTGCGCTTGCGGACGCGGGCCGCCACGAAGCGGACTCCGCCCCCGGCGATTCCGGGGAAGCGGAACACCAAGGGCGCGTCCGGCCGGGCCGGGGCGAACGCGTCGGCTACCTGATCGAGTGCGGCGGCCAGCTCGTGCCGCTCGCGGCCGTACGCCTCGATGGTGAGTGTGATCGTGCGGGCTCCGAGGTAGTCCGACCCGCTCACGTCGCCGTGACGGCTCAAGGCGGCCCTGTCAGAGGTACGCACACCGGGGATATCCAAGAGGCCGTCGACGGCGACCAGGGACAGCGGGGAGTCGGGGGCGCCGATGACGAGCCCCCGGTATTCCGCCATCCACTCATCGGGGACGTCGAGCGCTCCGCGCTGCGCAGCGGCGAACAGGTCTGGGACCAACTGCATTCGGCTACCTCCCGCCTGTTCGCATGGCCCACGCGACTTCGCGGCCGATGGCGTAGGGATTTGCGTTTGTTTGCGCGTAGACGTTGACGACCGCGCCATTTCCGGACCCCATGCCGGACGCGGAGTGATTGGGGATTACTTGCGCACCTTTCGGCAATAGGACTTGTTCGGGTCCTCGCTCGCCTACGGTGTAGACTCCGGTCGCAGAGATCGGGCCGCCCATCGCACGAAAGGGGTTGATGCTCGCAAGGAAATTTCCGACGTCTGAGATGCGATCCTGAATCCACTGAATCGCACCCTTGACCTTGGACACGACCCAGTCGAAAGCGTCACCGATGGCACGCCGGATGTCGGCTCCGAGATTGAAGAAGAAGCCCGTTACTCCGGACCAGATATCGAGCACCCAGTTATAGGCGGAGCGGACTTTGTCGACCACCCAATTGAAATGATCAGACACGGTCCGGACGATCGCTCGACCGGCGGACACGATGAAATCTACGACCGCGTTCCAAGCGTCGACGGTCCATTGTTTTACAGAATCCCAATTCGCGATGATCAACGCGACCAAACCGACGACGGCGGCGATGATCCAGCCGATCGGCCCCATAGCCATGACCCAGGCTGCGGCCATCTGCGCGCCCCGAATCAGGGACTGCACGCCGAGTGCGACCCATCCGGCAACGAGCACCGCGAAGGCGGGCACCTGCGCGGCAAGAGAAGCGAGGGCTTCCACTTTGGACAGAACCCAGGCGCCCGCGATGGCCGCGCCCTGGATCGCTGCTTGAACGCCCAAACCGGCCCAGGCGATACCCAGTGCGACGAACGCGCCCGCCTGTACAGCGAGCGACGCGGCGCCCTGGACTTTAGAAAGGACCCATGCGGCAGCGACTTTCGCCGACTGGATCATGCTTTGCAGCCCGAGACCGAACCACAGCGCGGACAGCGACACGAGCGCGGCCGACTGTGTGACGAGTGACGCGATCGCCTGGACTTTGGACACAGTCCACGCAGCGACGGTTTGCGCGGCGCTGATCGTTGCCTGCACGCCCATGGCGACGAGCGCGGGCAGGAACACGGCAGTGATGACCCCGGCAACGACGGTCAGCCAATCACTATTCCGCCCGACCCAGTCCACAAGGGACGTCAGAGCCGGAAGTACCGTGCTGGTCAAGATCCCTGCGGCGACACTGAACGCGGGTCCGAGGACGGTCGCGAGTACGCCCGCCACCTTCTCGATGAGCGGCACCACGTGCGCGCCGAGTACGGTCACGAGCCCGCTCGACAGTGTCCGGCCGAACGCTTCGAGTCGCGTCTGCGCGTTGTCGTGCAACGTGTTTCCAGTCGCAGCAGCAGCGCCGGACACTTGGCCCAGGCCCGCGACGGCGGTTGACGGGTCGAGCGCGTAGAGCGCGTCTTGAAGGTCTTCCGCCTGTGTCCCAAAGAGGTTCACAGCGGCCGTCGAGCGTGCTACGGGGTCGGGGATGGCGCGAAGTCGGTCTAAGGTGAGGTCGAGCGCTGCGGCAGCGACCGGTCCGCCTGCGGCGAACTTGGCCGCCATGTCCGACGCGCTCAACCCGATGGCCTTGAAGCCGTCTTCGGTGGTCTTGCTGCCATCCTTCGCGCGGATGGCGAACTCTTTCAACGCGTCGGCAACTTTGTCCGCGTCCCGCGCCCCCGCTTGAAGCCCTTGGGACAGGAGGCCGGTTGCCGTCTGTCCGTCGAGCCCAAGGGCACGGAACATGGTGCCGTACTCGTTGAGTGTTTCGAGGAAGTCGCCGGACTTGTCCACGCCGTGCTGAAATCCGGCGGTGATGATGTCGAAGGCTTCATCCGCGTTCGCGGCAAGCCCGGTTCGGATCATCTGTCCGACGGCGCGAGTGACTCCACCTAGCTCCTGGTCGAAGATCTTGGCCGTATCACTGGCCTTCGCGCCGATCCGTTCAAGATCGGCCTGCGAGGCAGTGCCCATACCGTCGATGTTCTGCACGACACCGCGAATGGCTTCGGTGATGTCGGCCATCGATTCGCCATACCCCTTGGCGTACAACGCCCCTGCGGCAGAACCGTAGGTCTTCGCCTGCGCTCCGGTCGCACCAAGCTGCGCGTTCAGCTTGTCCGTCAACGACTCTTGCGCGAGAGCGTCAGAGATGGCGGTACCGATGCCCGCGACCGCACCGGACACGAGAGCGAACTTCGCGGCCATGCCTGCGACTTTTCCCGCGACGTTGCCGAGTGACACCCCGAAGCCGGACACGGCCTGTTCGCCGTCGTCGAGCTTCTTGGTGAGGTCCGAGACGTCACCCAGGATCGTTACCTTGATCGGCTTAGCCATCGGCGCCCCCTCACGTCATGACCGGGGTACGACGCGTCCCCGGCTCGTGTCCTCCGCCGTGTCGGCGGTTGCGGTCCTTCAGGTCTTTGTCCATTGCGGACACCAACGCGTTGAACTCCACGAGCCGCAGCGTGTGCAGGTCCGCCCACGTGACGCCGAAGTGCGCCACAAGCCGTGCTTTCGTTACTGCGCGGCGGGCACGGTAGGGTCCGGCTTCCCCGCCGGGCGCTCGACGCGGATCTTCAGGCTTCCGGCCTGCTCGATGGTGAAGGCGGGGTCTTCACGGCGCTTCACCACGAACGCCAAGGCTCGAAGGAACTTGCCCTTGCGGGAACCGGGCTTGGCCACCGACTCAATGGACGCGTCGATGATCTCTTCTACGGTCTCGATTTCATCGATGGTCAGTTCATCGATGTCAATGGAAATGAAGTCGGACAACGATTCTCCAGTCTTCTAGGAGCCGAGAGCGCGCCGTACAAGCTGCGTGATCCGGTAGCGGAACACGCGTGTGTACTCATCTTGTTTCTTCCCGGCGGTGTCGAAAAGGAAGGGCTGCGCGCGGATGTGCCGCTTGCGCCACCCGAAATGGATAGGTCCGGCGTACGGGACCGACGAGCCGCGTCCCGCGCGAACGATGGCGCCCTTGACGCTCGCGCTCGGCTTGACCGTGCGTGCCAGTCGGCCGGAGCGATGCGGAGCCGCACGGCTCGCGGGCTGCGCGACGACATCGGCGGTGTCCTTGTGCGCCTGCGCTAGTTCCTTGCGCAGGTCGGCATCCTTGGTGCGGCGGATGGCGCTCCGCAGCTCCCGGAGCCCGTCCACCCGGACTTCGAAGTCACGTGCCATGGGTGAAAGTCCTCCTTGTGGTGTGCACACCAAGCCCCCTTCGCCGGCCGCGGGGCCTTCGGGTTGTGGTGTGCACACCAAGCGGGCCGGGCTCAGCCACCCGCCGGAGGGGTCGGAGTCGGCTCGGTGTAGACGAGCTTCAGCGCGTCGGCATTGCCGGGGTCGAGAATCCGGAACGGCAATTCCATGACGGTGATTTCATCGATGGACGCTTCCGGGGAATCGCCGGTGAACTGGATCGCCGGAGCCTCGATCACGAGTCCGCTAGGCTTCCCGTCACTGGCCTTCGTCGCGCCCGTGTAGGTGATGCGAGCGGACAGCACGGCGCCCGCAATGAATGCCTCATACAGGGCGAGCGTCGAGTCATCGAATTCTGCTTCGAAAGACCCTTCGTATGTCGGCACGGCCGCCCGAACAGGTGCCTTCTTCAGCGGATTAGCGCGGACAAATCGCCGGTCGGTCTTCAGCCCGGACTCAGCCGAGATGGTCCACTTCGTGACGTCGAGCGGCGTATACGCGGACGCGCCGGGCATCTTGACCTCAACCACGCCCGCCGTCCAGTCGTACGGGAAGGCTTCAGCCGGGTAGGCCGGGGCGAGAGGGGCCGCGCCGTGCGTCACGGTCTGAAAGTCGAACGCGACTTTGACCGCGAGCGGTGAGCCGACTTCCTGTGTCAGCTCAACGGTTGTCGCGACGCACCCGACGTGGCGGAAGGAGGTCACGCCTCCGGATGCTTTGGGGCGCACCATTTCGGCGGTGAAGCTCTTGCCGCTTCCGGTGCTCGCGGACGTGAACGTGTGCACCGTGGTCTTGCCTGCGGGCTTGCTCTCGTGCCGGTCGAAGGCGGAGGCGAACAGGGTAGCGGCCCCGGCGTCGAGTACATCGCACTCGATCTCACCTTCGCCGCCCATGTCCACGATGCGGCGGCGGTCCGCGCGGGCGGTCTGAAGACCGGTGCGGAAGCCCACGGATTCCATGAACTCGCGGGTGGTCTTCCAGCTGTCCCCCTTGCCTTCGTAGCCGTCCACAGTGGATGCGGCCGTGCCGTAGGCGGTTTCCGCGCCCAGGGCGATTGTTGCGTCTAGGGCCACGTGGGCGCCCTCCTATGTGTGTATGCGTGCCCGAAGGGCGAGCGTGACGTCTGCGACGGCGGTTGAGCCGTTGCCGCCTTCGCCATTGGTCACGGCGACGCGCACGGGCCGGGCGTCCATGAGCCCGGACACGCGGTGCGGGTGGAAGTCGTCCAGGACGGCCCGCTCGATGTCGGCACGTAGCTCGTAAGCTGCGGTCTCAGCTCGGACCGGGTCGCCGGGCACCGTCGCCCATGCCCTGATGGTCAGTTCGGCGGAGATGTTCGACGGCTTCCGTCGTCCGGCCGCGAGTGCTACGGGCTCTATTTCCGGTTCCACGGTGTCGGTGAACCAGACGGAGCGGCTTCGTGCGTCGGCGGGTTCGGCGTAGGAGACCTGGACCCCGCTACCGGCGAACCGGGCCTTGAGCGCTTCGTACAGGGCGAGCTTGGCGGCAAGGATCACGTACACGGGCGTCACCCCCACGGGGGCCGGGTGCGGTAGCGGTTCAGGACCGCGTTCACCTCCGGCAGGGACGTCGGGCGCCAGTCACCCCCGGCTTGCGCAAGGGACACCTGCCCGAACTCTGAGTTGATGGACAGGGCGCGGTCCGGCATCCGGGAGTGGAGATCCACGGCCCACTGTCGCGCGATGGTCCGCACGGCCCACCTGATGGCCGTAGGCGGGCGCTCCGGCCACGCCTGGCCCGTGTACCCCTCGACCGTCTCCACGGCGTAGGAGAGGGCCTCCGACAGGTCCGCGTCGGTGAACAAGTCGGTATCGGCAAGCCCGTCCAGCCGCCGCAGCTCCGGCAGGGTCGCGTACTGGTCAAGAGCAGCCACACGGCACCTCCGTTCTTGTGGTGTGCACCCCAAGGCACGCCCGCGGCCGGCGAGAGTGCGACGTGTGGTGCGCACTCCAACCGGCCGGGGCATTACCGCAGGTGGGACGGATCAGGCACCCGCGCCCGGAGCGGGCAGGGTGAGCAGCGCGGAGCCGGTCGCGTCGAGCAACGAGCCCCCGGCGCGCTGAACGAACTTGAACGAGACCAGGTCCTCAACGAACTTGGCTTCAGTGCTGCGGGCAACCCGCAGCGGCCCGGCAAACCGGGTCATGAAGCCACTCAGGTCCGACAGGACAACCTTGGTGTTGTCGTTGTCGAAACCGGCGTCCCGCAGGACCGGGCGGCCCATGAGCGTGAGGGCGGTACCGTCCGCGACGCTCTTCAGGAGGTACTGACCGTTGCCGTCCTTGAGCTTGCGCAGACGCGCGATGGACTTACGGCCCATGAGCCACGAAGCGCGGTTCGCGGCTGCGGTCGGCAGCTCATAGAAAAGATCGATGACGAAATCGGCCGCGTCGGCTTCCTTGGTGAGCTTGGCCGGGGTCTCCTTGATCACGATCCCGGCGAGCAGCGCCGCGAGGAAATCCCTGCCCATCTGGTCGGCGAGGTTCGGCCCGGCGTCGGCCGCCAGGAACCCGACCAGGTCCACCACGTCGTCCTGAACCAACTCGGCCGACAGGTGGCTGACATAGCCGTACTTCTCCGGGACGTTGCTCACCGTGTCGGTGGACGGGTAGTTCTCCGGCAGCGCTTCGGCTTCCTTGGTCTTGGTCTCCGGCCGCTTCGGCGTGACGCGGGGGAAGGTCAGCTTCTCGCCCGTACCGGTAGTGACGGAGCGAGCACCACCGACGATGACGTTGGACCGCTCCGCGATGATCTCGATGAGCTGCGTGTACAGCGTGTCCGAAGGCGTGGCCTTGCCCGCCTGCTTGTTCGCCGCGTCCACGCCCACACCCATGACCGCGCGGAACTCGGCCGTCTCGCCGACATTCAGGGCACGAAGCGAAGCACCGTCCTTCGCGCGGAGGTCGGGGGCCTGCGGCTGCGGGGCGCCCTGCGCGAGCAGCCCCACGGCGAGGCTGCGGGCTTCTTCGGTGCGCTGCGCGGCCTGCTCCCGCGCTTCGGCGGTCTTGGCGTTGGTGAACAGGTCGGCGAAACGGGTGTCCAGCCGGTCGAGCAACTCCAGAATGCGGGCGCTCGTGTCGGCGGCGCCGTCCGCGTCGGCTGCGGTGAGGGCGTGCTCTGCGCGGGCGCGCTCTTCGGCGGTGTCCTGAAGCTCAGTGGTCAAGGTGGTGGGGCTCCCCTTCGGTATGGCTGCGGCCGTGACGGGCCGCGCGCCGGATGCCTGTGCGCTGCGGGCCTCATGAAGGGCGCGCAGGGCTGCGGTGGTGTCGGGGTAGGCCGGGTTCAAGACCGGGCCCAGCTCCACGACGTTGATACGGCGAAGCGTCCGGATGACTTCGCCGTCCGGTGTGTCTGTCCATTCCTGATCGGAACGTGCGTCCGGAAGCGAGAACGTGAACGAGGACCCGCGCAGGACACCGCGCCGGATCAGTTCGGCGACGTCGCGGGCGGTGCTGGTGTCCGGTAGGTCGATCTCGTACCAACCTCCGGTGTCGTCCTCACCGACCCGCAGACCCGCGCCCGACCGGGCAAGCGGGGCATCCGCGTTGTGGTTGAACGTGGCCACCAGGTCGTTGTGTGCCAACGATTCGCTGCCCGCGCCGTGCTCGATGCGCTCCCGGAACCCACCAAGGTCATGGGACAGCGCGCCGAAAACGTAGGCGTAGCCTCGAATAGTGGTGTTCTCGCCTTCGGTCCGCAGCTCGACCGTGCGCGCGTAGTCGCGCCGCTCAGTGGTCAACGGGTGCGGTCTCCTTGGGCTTGTCGGCCGACTCGTCGTCGGTCTCGTCCGCGTCGGTCGCGGGGTCCTCCCCGGTCTCGTCGGCGGTGCCGTCCGGCTCGTCGTCCGGTTCGTTCGTGCTCTTCCCGGCGGACAGCGACAATGGGCCGTCCGGGGTGAGCAATGCGAGGTTCAGCGGGAGTTGAAAGTAGTCGCCGTACTCGGTGTCCGGCGGAAGATCTTCGAGCGCTCGCACTTCGTTGCGGGTGTAGATGCCGGACGCGAGACCAACACGGTAGGTGTCCATGCGGTCTTTGATGGCGCCGCGCTGGATGGCGTCGAGACTCAAGCGGACAAACGCTTTCGGGTCGCCCGTGTCGGCGACGAGCAGCGCGGTTAACGCCTCTTCGATCCGCTCGACCCATGGCCGGGTGGAGTACTGCGCAAAGCTCGTGTTCTGCTCCGACAGGCCAGAACCCCATGACGTCGAGTTGGTGGCGTCCGCGATGAGATGCGGCGGAACACCGAAAAGCCTTGCCACGTCGGGAACCTGGAACTGACGTGTTTCCAAGAACTGTGCTTCGTCCGGGCTGATCGTTACTTTCTGGAACGTCGCGCCCTCGGTCAGGATCGCGAGACCGTGCCGGTTTCCCCTGCCACGATGGATATTGCGCCACGTCTGCCGGGCGGCCTTCAGCCCCTCCGGCGACATCGGGCCGGGGACGTTGACCACGGCGCCGGGAAGCGCGCCATCCCTGAAAAAGTCGCCGCTGTATTCCAGTGCCGACAACGCGGAACCGATGGTGAGCGCTGCGGCCTTGAGTGGTGAGACTCCTCGCAGGTCTCCGGCGAGCGGAAGCCCTTGCAAGTGAAGGACGTCCTTCGGGTCGAGTGCTCCGACGACGTCCGCCGGTTCCTCTTCGCCTGCGACAGAGAGTTGGTACACCAGGCGTTTGCGGCCGGAACGGGTCGCGACGTAGCGCGGCTCCACCATGGACGCGGGGATGACGTCGAGTGCGACCACTCGGCCACCCGAACGAGAGACCAGGATGTAGGCGTTGCCTTCAAGGAGAAGGCTCGTCATGATCTGTCCGAAGAACGTGATACGGCCGATGTCCGGATTCGGCTTGATCAGCCAATCCGGTGTAGGTAGTGGACGGCGTCGTTTGGCCACGCGACGGTACGTGTCCACAGGCAGTGTCGCGATGTTGTCCGATAGCAGCCGCACGCACGCGAAGACAGCCGAGACTTTCAGCGCTGTCTCACGCGTCAACGGCTCGTCGTCCGGAGCGTCCACCCCGAACAGTTCGCCGCTGGTCTTGGCCTGCTCGACCGGGACGGGTGCGGAGCGTTTCTCCACAAAGGACATGAAGCCCACTAGGCCGCACCGCCCTTCGACTTCGCGGCGCACACGGCGCCGATCACGGCGAGCACTCCGCCCGTGATCCATCCGGCGGGGCCGTAGATGGCTGCGGCGCCGGTCGTGATTGCCGACGCGCCACCGGTCGCGAGGATCTCCGGCGAGCTTTTCCGCCACAGTGCGGCGGTTCGCCAACGGATTTTCTTCGTGGCATAGGTGATTCGCTGCCACTTGTCAGTGTTGAGAACTGCGGCCTCCTTTCACCACGTGTCGTCATCCTCGAAGTCATCCCAGGGCTTTCCGTCCACCAGGAAACCGTCACTTGTGCTTCGGTCCTCGCGGAAGAGCTGCGCGCGGTGAAGGGCGCCGATCAGGCATACGGCGAGGTCGATCTTTCTTTTGCTGCCCGCGCTTTCCTTGTGGATTCGCGGGCCTCGCGTGTCCTCGCGCACGACCGCGTTGGCAAGGTGGCGCGCTAGGGCCGGGTCGCCGGAGTGCGACATCCGCCCTTCCGTGATCACCTCATACGCGCTTTGCGTCGCGGGAACCATGCGCGCAAGGGAGTTGGTCGGGAACTCGACCACGGGCAAGCCCTCTTCGGCTAGCTCCTGCATGGCGACTTCCCACCGGTATGGGTCGCCGGGAACCTCCGCGACGCGGTAGGTCCGGCATATATCCCGGATTCTCTGCTTGACCTCGCCCAGTGGTGTACGCCAGTGCGGGTCATCCGGCGGGGCCTCCCAGTGCCCGAGTACCTCCGCGTGCAAGTCGGACAGGCGGACACCGACGATGCCGGTTGAATCGCCTTTCCACGCTGCGTCAACGAACGCGACGATTTCGTCGCCGGGTTCAAGCCGCTTGTCCGGTCGCGCGAGCGCTTCCCACGCGCCGTGAGGAAGCCACGTTGAACCGCCCCGTACGAATTGGTTCAGCCGGTACATGCGGAAATTGGCTTCCGGTGTCCGCTTGCAGCTCGCGGCGAAGTCGTCCGTGTTCATGATTTCCCACGACGGATTGCAGCGGCGCCACACGTCGGGGTCGCGGTGATCCACGGTCTCGCCGGGCTGGACCCCGTACCAGCGAGACCAGAAGGAAGGATCGTCTTCTTCGCCGGACGCGACACGGCGGCCGTACTCGACCAGGTCCGCGAACGGCCCATCGGGCAGCGGCCCGGCGGTCGAGATCACCAAGAACAGGGGCTCGTTCCGTTGCGCAGAGCCAAGAGTGAGCGCGTCGAACAGGTCACTGTTCTTCGCCTGCGCGTACTCGTCCATCACGATCATGGACGGGTTCAGCCCTTGCTGTAGTCCGGCGTCGGCGGACACGGCCTTGAACCGGCCGCCCGTGGCGTGACAGATGATCTGATCACGTTGGACAGTGCAGATGTCCGACAGAAGCGGAGACATCCGCACCATGCGGGCGGCTTCGGCGAACAGTAGCCGGGCCTGGTCGCGGGTGTTGGCGGCGCAGATGACTTCCGGCGCCGCGTCGCGGGTGTCCGCGCACAGGTGGTACAGCGCGAGCGCTGCGGCAAGCTGTGTCTTGCCGTTCTTGCGCGCGACACCGAGAACCGCCGTCCGGTAACGGCGTCGGCCGTCCGGGGTGAGCCGGTAAATCTCGTCGATGGCGTCGCGTTGCCATGTGAGCAGACGGAACGGGCGCCCGAGGTACGAGCCGCCTAGCGTTAGGTGCTGGACGAATCGGCGTACGCGTCGTCCCTCTGTTTTGGGGGACAACGGTTTCGCCTCCTAGTCGTCGGGGTCGCCCAAGATGTCGTCAAGAGTCGTCCGGCGCGCAGCGTTCGCGGCGATGCCCAGACGAAGGCGGGCTTCCAGGTTCAGCCCGAGAGTTGTTTCTATGGCGCGTAGTTCCTTCTCCGTGGACTCGACGTACCGCAACGCCGGATGAATCACGGTCTGCCCGGTACTGCCCACCGTGGTGAGCCCGTCGATTTCCACTTCGCGCAGCAGGGCGGCCCGCCGGTCGTGCAGTTCGCAATAGCGCTCGATCACGAACCGGTCGGTTGCCGGAAGGTAGGCGCCTTCGCCCGCAGCCCACACGGCCCGCCAGATCTCGCGGCCGACGTCGCCCAGCTTCGCCGGAACTCGGGGTGCTCGTCCGGAATGGACGGTAGGCGCGGACGAAGAACCGGCTGCACTGCGTGGATTCCCGGAGCGATCCTCCGGTCGCTTCGCGTGCGACATGCCGGTTACCTCCGCTTGATGTTGTGGTGTGCACGCCAACCGGCCCTCTCGCCGGCCGCGGGGCCTTCTTGCGGTGTGCACGCCAACGGCGCGGCCGGATTCCCGTTCGAGTGAACCTGTTCTCATGGCAGTACTTCCGCGTGAGCAACTGAGATCCTCGCGGCATGGAAATCACACCCTTGCCCGAGTACGAACCTCCGACACGCGAGAGGGTCAGCGCTCTGGAACTTGCGGCCTTGCGCGCCGTACGTGACGGCTCAGTCGTTCGTTCGGCGGGAACCTGGTCCGTGGCACACGAAGACATGGACGGGGACCGCGCTACGGCCTTCACAGTCCTTCTAGGCCGTGGCCTGATCTCGTTACAGGCGAAGGACTTCGGACACGGCAACCAGGCGGACGTCACACTGCGCGGGCTTGGCGTCATCGGCGCGAACGACCACCGCGCGGCGGAGATCTAGTAGCCGCTGTACCGGGCGCCCGTGCGTCTGCCGACGACTCCGGGCACGTGGCTTTCGGAGCCGTAGCGGCCACGGGCGTAACGAACTCCCGCAATGATGTTGTCGACCGGGTGGCGGATGTCGCCGTATCCGGGTAGCGCCCACCGGTCGAAGGTCGGCCGGATGGTCTGCACGAGCCCGATAGACGGCGTGCCGCGTCGGGCGTTGATGTCCCAGTTGTTCACGGCGCACGGATCGCCGGAGGACTCCGCCGCGATGATGAGCCGCAGCGCGTCCCGGTCGGTGATCGGGCGTTCGCCGACGTGCTCCAGCGCGGCGGAAGCCTGCGCGATCCATCGGTCAAGCGCGTCACCCTTGGCAGGACCGCACGACGGGTTCGAGTCCTTCGCCGGAGGTTCGGGGTCCGGGCCTGCCCCGGCGGGCTGCGGGCTCGCAGGCACCGACGGCGGAGCGGGCCGGGCCGGTTCGGCGGGCTGCGACCACACCAGGGCCGGGCGCGGCCGGGGTGCCACGGCCTGAACCGTGGAGAGCAGGAGAACGGCGACCAATGCCCCGGCGATAACGCGGTCGGTCGCCGACACGGAGCCGGGCAAGGTGCCTCCGTTCAGAGGTCGGCCGGGGACCGCCTGCGCGGACCGGCGTGTAAGTCCGTCCTGCGGCCGTCGCCCGGCGGGCACGGAAGATGGGGACCACCCCGCACGGGGAGCACCAGGCCGCGAGAGGGGGCGCGGCCGGGCTCGAACCCGTACGGGGTGGTGGTCTAGGCAGGCTGCGCGGAAGCGAGCTGCGGGAGGAGAAGACGGAGAGCGAGGGCCGCTTGCTGCGGCACGACACCGTTACCGAGAAGGCGGAGTTTCTGCGCGCGGGACAGGCCGGGCATGTCCGCCACGTAGCCGGGCGCAAGGCCCATGAGCCACTCAACGAACGGTGCTGTGAGCAGGTGCGTACCCCGGTCGGTCTCGAAGGAAGGAACCGGAGCTACTCGCCCAAGGGCGTGTTCCCATCCTCGGACGGCGTCGGTGTACTTGCCCCAGTCGAGTCCTCCACCAAGCGTGATATCGCCGTCTGAAGGTTGAGCCCTCCCCGGCGGCCCCCCGACCAGGCGCCCGCGTGGCACGTCGCGTGCGGTGTCGGCAGCAACCACGAAGAGCCTCCGCCGAACGTGCGGTGCCCCGACATCACCAGCGGATACAACCGCCCATGCGAATAGATACCCACCTTCGGCAAGGTCGGCGAAGACGTCTCCGGCGCCGCGCTTGAGATGTCCGGCAACGTTCTCCAACACGATGACTCTTGGTCGAAGTACGCGAACGGCGCGAGCGATCCAGGGCCAGAGATGGCGGGGGTCTTCGGTACCACGGCGCCTCCCAGCGTGCGAGAAAGGTTGGCACGGGTACCCGGCGCACAGGACGTCGACAGGCGGGACGTTCTGCCACTCGACCGTGCGGACGTCGCCCAGGTTCGGGGCGTGCGGGTGGTAGGCGGTCATGACCGTGACGGCCGCAGGATCGATGTCGGCCCACCACGCGAGCTGTCCGCCGAAGACGTCGACGGCCGCGAGGTCGAGCCCGCCGAGACCGGAGCACAGAGACCCGATCGTCGTCACTTGCCTGCCTGGCATCGGTCGAGCGCAAGGGCGAGATAGTCCGGGTTCAGGTCGACCCCGATAGCGCGCAGACCTGCGGCGCGGGCTGCGACGAGCGACGTTCCCGACCCGCAGAAGGGGTCAAGGATCGTGGGGTGTGCACCACAAGATTCGGCCCCGCGGCCGGCGAGGGGCGTCTTGTCGTGTGCACCACAAGTAGGCACGGACGCGGCAATGCAGCGTTCGGCGAGCCGCAGCGGCATCGGCGCGAAGTGGGCGCCCTTGAAAGGCTGCGTCGGCAGCGTCCACACGTCGCCGGGATTGTGGCCCCGGTCTTCGTGCCCCGGCGGCGGCCACACGCTCGTGACGCTGTTGGCCTTCTTCGGCCCCGGCTTGCGCGCCCGTCGAGACGGGGAGCGGTCGCCCGTGTACGGCTCACGAACCGCGTCCAGGTTGAACCGGTACCGGTTCGACTTCGTCAGCATGAACACCGACTCGTACCGGTTCGAGAACCGGTCTTGCACGCTCTCCGGCATCGCGTTCGGCTTGGCCCACACGATGGCGTTCCGCAGAAACCAGCCGTCCGCCTGAAGCGCGAAGGCGACCTTCCACGGAAGCCCGATCAGGTTCTTGGGCCGCGTCCCGGTCGACCCGGCCCGCAGCGGCCCGGACTTCGCCGTGTAGGCGTCGCCCAGGTTCAGCCACACAAGGCCATCGTCGGCAAGTACCCGGCGCACTTCGGCGAACACGGACACGAGCCGTTCGACGTACTCCGCCACGGTCGGCTCACGGCCGATCTGCGCGGCGTCACCGTAGTCGCGGAGCCCGAAGTACGGCGGGCTGGTGACGACGGCATTAACGGAGCCGGGCTCTAGCGTGCGGAGCACGTCGGCCGCGTCGCCCTGGTGAAGGGTGAGCGTCTCGTCTCGGTAGTACTCGGCCACGCGCTCACCTCCAATCGATCGGCGCGGGGAAGCCCGTCACAGGGAACTCTCAACGCGGGTCAGACACCCGCCCGCGAAGCGCTCGACCCGTGACGGGCTGGAATGGCTGCCTAAGCCCCTGTTTCCAGGGGTTTTAGGCACGTTTCGGAGGGCTTTCGCCCTGTTTCCGGGCAGCATGAACGGCCCTGCGAGCAGGTAAAACGCAGGCTCACGGACTGTTCACACTGGTCAAAAATCGGACTCGCACTCAGGGCGTGTCCAAAAAGGGGCCGGGGTGTTCTACGGCCCCGGAGTGGCCGAACTTTCGCCCCGCCTTCCCCATGGGCGCGCGGCGCGTTCATCTTCAGAGAAGAGCGTGAAGGATCGCAGGATGAGTAAGGGTGTGCCTGCCTGTCCTAGCTCTGCGGCCTGAAGATCCGGCGCGCGTTCTCGTCTTCGGTCTTGTCTCTGTGGCACGCGGTGCACAGCACTTGAATGTTGCCGGGCTCGTCGCGTCCGCCGTCCCGCAGTGGCCGGACGTGATCCACCTGCACGGCCCGCGCGGGGAAGGTATGTCCGCAGCCACGGCAGCGTGCCCGGCCCGCACGGTTGACCGCTCGTCGGACTGCCTGCCGGACGCGGTCACCAGCCGTACGGCGATGGCCACCCCCGCAGCGCTCACAGTGGGCGGCACCGGGAACAGCCGTCCGGGGGCAGGTCATGCACGCACGTCGCAGCATGAGCACCCCCAGGGCTGTTCGCGGCCTCTACTTACTTCAGTGGCGGCAGGGTGACATCCGACCAGGCAAAACGCGTTCCCTGTGTCGCACGCCACACCAAGAAGTGTCGAAGTGTCGATTCAAGCCCTTTTCTGTATTCCCCCTAGAGAGAAGAGAGCTATATAAGACCTAGAAACACCCCTATTTCGACACTTTGACACTCTGCCTCCGCGTCTGCCGCCGCACGGCACGTGCCCGCGTGTCCCCCTTCCGCCACTGAGCAGTAATGACGGGAACTAAGGCGCACGGCGAAGTCCGGCGAGCGCCTCCCGTGGAGGTAGCCCATGGGGGCACTGCTCACCGCGCGGGAAGTCGCGCAGTACTGCGGGGTGCCACTGAAGACCGTCTACGGCTGGAACACGGCCGGAACGGGACCGACGTACTACAGGGTCGGGAAGCACGTCAGATATCGAGCGTCCGAAGTGGACAAGTGGCTAGAACGGCACGCCGTAACCCCGCGCGAGCCCGGCTAGGCCGGGTTGTCACCGGGCATCACGCGATCGTGGTCCCGCGCCCACTTGCGTACGTCGTCGGTACGCCACACGTTGCCCATGGCTAGCCGTTCGACCGGTTCGGGGAAGTCGTCGCGACTGGTGAGCTGATACACGCGTTGACGGCCTACGCCAAAGAGTCGGCCGATCTCGGCTCCGCCGACAAGCTCACCAATCCCACTCACGCTAGGCACCTTACTAATAGTCGATCGACTACTAGTAAGGTGACTAGTACTAGTCAGGTTGCTAGACCACGGGAGGCAAGACATGAGCGTTGAGGACCGGTGGCACCACAAGGGCACCCGCAAGCGCACGGCGGACTACGGCCGGGGCAAGCGGTGGCGCGTGCGGAACAAGGGCGCCCGAACGATGTCCTTTCAGAAGAAGAGCGACGCGCAGGCCCACGACGTCAAGGTGAACAGTGACCTGCTCAAGGGCCTTGTTCCGTTCGATCCGACGGCCGGGCGTGTCCTGGTCTCGGTGGCGGTCCCGAAGTGGCTGAAAGAGCGCTACTCCGACACCGGAACGCGCCGTTCGGTCGCATCCCGGTTCAAGAACCACATCTTGCCGACGTTCGGTCACCTGCGGGTCTGTGACATCACCACGTCGCGGGTCATGGAGTGGTGGGCGGAGATGTGCGAGAAGACGAAGCCCAACGGGGAGAAGTACTCCACCAGCCTGCTTGAGCTTGTCTACGTCCATCTCGGAAGCTTCCTGAAGACGGCCGTCAGCGGCGCTACCAAGCTCATTCCCGTGCACCCCTTCGACGGGTGGGACATGGAGGTGCCCCGGCGTGACAGGCGTGTCCGGAACATCTGGGAGCAAGAGCGGGTCAACACCGTGCTTGGCGCCATGCCGGAGCGGGAACGGCCCATCGGGCTCGTGTCGGCGACCTGCGGGCATCGGCAGGGCGAAGCGTTCGCCGTCGCGCTCGAAGACGTGAACCGCTTCCGCAAGGAGATCACCATCCGCCACCAAGTGAAGCGCGTCGGCGGGAAGCTCGTCCTAGCCAAGCCCAAGGGCGGCAAAGTCCGCACGGTCCCGCTTGCCGACGTCACCGCGACCGCCATTGCCCAGCACGCTGAGAAGCACGGAACCACCGTGGTCCGCTGCACGTGCTGCAACAAGGACTGGCACGTCGTGTTCACCAACGCCAAGGGCGGCCTGATCGACCGCGCAGCGTGGAACCCGGACGTCTGGCACCCCGCGATCCAGGCGGACAGCATGACCAAGGGTGGCGCCTACGGGATACACAACCTTCGGCACTACTTCGCGTCTCGGCTGATCGAAGGCGGCCCGTCGCACCGTGGGGCGTCCATGGAACAGGTCCGTGACTACATGGGCCACGGGTCGATCACGACCACGTCCGAGACCTACGGCCACCTGTTCGAGCAGGCCCACGAGCGCGCCCGTGCGCTCATGGATGACCTGTTCTCGGCTGCTGTGTACCCGTTGCGTACCGCCGAAGGCCGGTAG